GACCCATTCGCGGTAACAGCGCTTCCAACTGCAGCGACCGCATAAGAAATACCATCCACCACAACCGAATCAATATCGCCTACGGCCGTTATCGGGTAGGAAAGTGTGAAATCTCCTGAAGTATCACCAGATGTTCCGCTTCCGGAAAATTCTTCAATTTGTTGTGTGCTTGGTGCACTATTCACCACAACGGATGACACCTTTTGGTTATTCAAATACAGCGTTGTGTATTTGTCTGAAAATTCTATCTCTTCATCCACTGCACTCTCTGATCCACTTTCGATATTAACCACGTTCGCCCCGATCAACAGTGCAAGGTTTTCCATACTCATGTTGGGCGTAGTTCCCGTTATCGTTCCTGTTTCTCCGGCCTTTGCAGTCGCAAGTGTTCTTTTTGGAAAGCCGGCTTCAAGCTTAGCCTGTTCGACTTCGAGTTTAACCTGTGTGTCGCCTTTACTGGCACCGATATATCTCTTGCTTTTTCCGACAAAAACGTCGGCGTTTCCTATGTCATATTCCTGTTTGATGTTCTTTGTTGACATTACATATCACCTCTTTCAATGTATTTTGTTTTTAATTTCGCTGTTTTAGTGAAAAAGCGCTCATTACCTTTTGTAGACATCATCAGTTCAACATCACCGGTCTCTTCCAGCCTAAATTGTTGGGCAAATATCGGGTCATCCGGTGGTGAAAAACTTTTCTTTTGCAATGCGTTGACTACTACCCCCAGTTTTTCATCTATTCCCTGTCCGGTCAGAGAAGAAAAAGTCAAATCCATTTCTGCCGTTCCGGCTGTTCCAAGGTCTGGAGATATGACCAGCTCAATATAAATCCTGTCATCCTGAATCGGTTCAAATTGTCCTGAAAGATTCACTTCTGTTTCCAGTTCCGTTTCAATAAACTCTTTAATGACCCTCTTTAAAGTTGTTGAGGCATCCATTATTGTCCACCTCCATCTAAATAGATGAGGGAATATTCTTTGGTCTTGGAGACTTTTAAAACAATAAACTTTTCCAAATTAATGATCAGCCGGTCTCCTTCCTGAATCTGGGTATCCAAAGCTGAAAAGAAGGTAATGTTTTCTCGCTTCACCAGATTACCCGTCTTTGATTCAACCCCCCAAGCATCTGAAGGCTTTTTCATCAATATCTTTTCAGTTTTTAAAAATCCATAATTCCCTTTCAGATATCCCATAGCATCCTCATTTGTCACCTTCCGGTACACTTCCGCCATTACGCCATATCTTTCAACCATGCTTTTGACAGACATCATTTACTCATCTCTTTTTCAATTTCTTTTTTTATGACCGCTTCAAACACACTCTGGGTGGCTTTTTCTTTCAAGGCATCTGTAAGGAATGGCCTGCCTTTGGTACCCTTTTTGCCAATGTTCCTGACGATGGCTCTGGTTATTAAAAACTGTGCTGGTTCTTCTTTAACACCAAGTTTTCTGCTCACCCATTCTCTTATAGGCTTATAAGGTGGGTAATGAGGACGCGTTCCTTCGTGAACGAAAACACCATGCGGTTCGGTTACCATGATTTTGTAATGAGCGAATGCCACTTTAACTTGTTGAATTGATTTTGCAAGGTCACCCCGGTCTTGGATAATGTGTTTATATTTTCTTTTTTGCATGATGTTTCTCTTGGCCTGTGAACTGACACTTGTTGCAATTTTCCCGATGGCTCTATGCAAAAACTTTCCTTCCGACATTGCCTTTAATGCCGGTGTTAATTCATCCTTCATAGAACGCCTCCATTCACCGTGTACTTTCCGCTAATGGTGGAGAAATAGGTATTAATGAGCCGGTCAACTTCATTCACGCCATAAAAGGTTGTTTGTGGTTGAGAAATCTTATAGGAATAACCCTCAAAGGTTTCTGAAACCATTTCGCCTTCTTTTTTCGATTCAGGATAGAGTTCATAAAAACATATTTTGACACAAATTCTGTTCAGCAAATGTGCCCGTGGTTTTTCTGCAATCTCGACTTTGACAATTCCGCTCAATAAAAGGGAAGCAAAATCAAGTTCCTGTTGTATTTCGGTTGTTTCGTGATCGTCTTCGGGGTAATAGTATTGATAATCACTAATGCTTGCAAAACTCATTCAAATACCCCCTTCAAAAAGAAAGGAAGGCCTTAAGCCTCCCTTATACTTTCTTCAACCATTTCTCAAATTTCTTATAGTCATTAGGTTCAAAGAAAACCTTATCGCCTCTGTTAAACTTCCTACCCTTATAAGTGAGGGTTGCGAAACCGGTTATCTCAGCTTTAATTTCATCTGATGGCTTCATCTGCTTTGAAACCGGTTTGGATTCTTTGACCTCGTCCTTTTCCTTTTCAATCTGTTCCGCCATCTTTGGCTTCCAATGCTTCTTTTCCTCTTTCTTTTCGTTTTTCTCGCTCATCAAGCATCACTCCCTTAAGTTCCTGAGCTTTCTTCCCAAGTCATGAGAACAGCCGCGTCATAATTTGCAACCTGTACACCTGTGGAAGATGTGGTTGTGTATTCGTCTTGTCTCTTCCTGGCATTTCTCGCATACTCCGTCTTGATATTTTCAGTAAAAATACCAAATGCCAAGTTGGAAGGAGATGTCAGCAAAGCCGTATTGGATGGCATCGAGGATACCCCTTTGAGTTGTCTTCCCATAAACGTAATGGGATTCTTGTTGTTTAGCAAAGCATTGTCTCCCATCGTGGAAACCCTTCCGGTGAGTTCATACACATAATCCTCAATGACTTCAAAAGGCACGAAATAAATCAAGTCTCCGCCTTTCTTCCATTTTTCCGGCATTGCCTTCAAAGCCGTCTTAAGTAGTCCCTTATAACCATTATCTGGATTGAATGTTTCTTCAACCATGTGTTTACCGGGATTTTCTTTAATCAGCTTGAGCCAGCCGTTATAAACATTGATAAATTCCAATTCCTCATCCGTTATGTTGAGATAATCGGCTGCTGAGGCGTTTGTGTTTTGTACATCTTCATTCCCGTTGATTGCCAAATCCTGCAAATCGTTGGAATACTGCTGGGCAATCAGTCTCATGATATGATCAGCGGCCTTATTCCCTTCGACGTTTTCAACCTTGAACTGATCTGTGATGTCTGTTGCGAGGACGGTTTCGATCAGATCAATTTCGTTGTGACCCGTGGTAATGGATGAATAATTCGTTGGTGCTGTACCCTCAACGCCCTTTCTGAGCATCCTTCTTGCCACACCGATATCATAAGCAATACCATGAAGCTGTTTCATTCTTTTGAACTGGATCATGTCAAAGATTTCAGTTTCTTTGAGCATGTAGTCAATAAACACCTTCGCTTGTTCTGAACTCAGTTTCCCCGATGTTACAATATCAGTCGTTGAAATTGCATCCTTAACGATTTCTATGTTGTTTTTAGGCATCATCATCACCCCTTAAACGTGAACTACGTTCGAGAAGACTGACTTCTCTTCGTCTGTGTTTTCGTTGGAAGGTGTGTTATCACCCTTACTGATAATCGCATTGGTCATCGTTCCAAAAGCAACCGTTAAGTCCTTAATGCTTTTCTCAAGTTCGGAAACTTTCTTGTCGTTTTCCACCACTTTTTCCTGCGTCTGTGTCTGAGTTGTCTGTGTTTCCGCCTGCTTTTGAACATATGCCTTTTCGATCTTGTCAAGGCTTTCATCCATCTTCTTGGCCATGCCGTCAATCTTTACGGATAAAGACTTTTCAATGGCCTTCGTCTTTTCATCAATCATCGTTGAAACGATTTCTTTTACCTTCTTTTCGTCCATGTCATCTTCACTCTCCTTATTATTGTTTTTTTCCATACCCAGTGCCTTCTTTAAAAAACTAAAGAATTTGTTGAACTCCTTGTCTTCCATTTCAAAATGTGCGTTTCCAGCCATGCTCAGTCCAGTTATCTCACCTTTTTTAATCTCTTCCCAAGTGTTTTCATCAATGACTTTGATGCCGACTGCCCAAGCTCCTGCATCATCGGGAAACAGATTGTCTTTTTCCTTCACAATCCAAGACTCTGCCACATATCCGTACTCAGGATGATAATCATGTTGTTTATCCACCGAATAACCGGCACGCCCATCGACCATGAATCTGTGGGCTGCTTTTTCAATTTCCTCTGCATTTGCATAGTCTCCATCCGTATCCACTTCATCTGGAGAATAAACAATTCCATAAACCATCCGTTTTTCCTCATCTGTCTTGACTATCCTGATCTCTTTGATTTTTTCTTTCATGGAATCATCCTCTTTTCCATTTTTATCCGTTTTCCAAATAATTGTTTTTCTGTTTGCTCCCTTGGATACAAGGGAGATAAAGGAAACAGAAATATCCTTAAGCTTTCTTGTGTTCATTTGACACCTCCTTTCAAAGAATACTCCGGGGAAAATAGTCAAATCATTTTTTTTCTGTAGAATAAACCTTCTTCTCCTCATCCCAGAAGACTTTGAGTTTCCCGTCTCTGATTTCAGGGAGATGGTACCACCATTTTTCCTTTGGTTGTTTTTTGTCGAGATGAGAATATCTAAACATCTCGCAGGCTGTATCGAGATCATTCAATAGAATTTCGTCTATTTCCTTTAACATCATTTTATCAGCATCGGAGCAGGATGAGAAATTGTTATAAACATCATCTCTGTAATAAGTTACCGTTACAGCATCTTCAGGAGGGAAAATCCTACCATCCGGTTCTGTCCAGTTATCCCAATTGTTTTTATCCATATCGCAGACCACATTAATTTTGTACACTTCAATCATTTCCCGTATAGTCATCTTCTCTGAACCCTTCCTTCTCTTCAGGATTTTCAGGACTTTCGCTTTTTTTAAGAGGTAGTAAAACTCCTTATCCTTTACCAAATCATCATAAAATCTGCTGCTTGGAAACACAGTAGCTATTTGTTGGCCTTTAACATTGACAACTGCCGTAAACAGCTTATTATTATGACGTAAAACAGATATCAATTGAGGAAAACCCCTATCTGCTGATATTATACCCCATACTTCGCCTTTAAACAGTATATCTTCTGCAAATTGTTGATAATCATCCACATCGCTCAGTTCAATTCCAGCTGATTTAAAAGCTTTTTTATGTTTCTTAAAATGATCCAACAATGCCTCATTCTTCCAAGAACTTTTTTTTATGAAGCTCTTGAATTCTCTATCATACACTTTCTCTTTCCGTGCGATTTTAACCATCATTCGGGCTGCTTCAATAGACCCAACATTCCAGTTTACTTTACCTGAATCCGTTGCAAGTAACATATTGTCAGCAAACTCTTTCGCATAAGACTCATCATCCAACATCCGCTGAGATTCTTCCTCAATTGTATAGTCCCTGTCGAGGACATTACACCGGCAATTATAATGGAAGGGAGGCAATGAAAATGACAATGGGAGATCTCCCGTGGCCTTTGACGTTTCAGAAACGTTCTTCACCCACGGCAATTGGCTCTTGACATCTTCAGGTGTTTCAAGTGAATTGAATTGATCCACAAACCTCTTGGCTGTAGCTGTTTCGAAAACTCTTCCGTGCATGGAACGACAGATATCACACGTTCTGCCGTCTTCAGTAGCAATAATCTCATAGGCTTCGATTTGAGTTTCGATAAAGCCATTCACCGTAGCATTCATTCGAGCTCTTGAGATAGTGTTTCTGGAAAGCCCCTCGAAATATTCCTTTGGTGTCATGTTGCCCGGAACCTTTGGCCACTCACCATCTTCAAGGACTTCTCCATAAAAATAGCTTTGCAGAACCTCTCCCAATTCCTTTGTGGATAATTCCTTTTCAAGTCCTTGTCTGAGTAGCTCCGACATCTTTTCTCCTGGGTACCGATCATAGTAGTTTTTCATCCACCAGTTCGTGTGGGTTCTCAGATATTCTATGGCTTCGTAGTCAATCTCTCTGAGACTGTAAGAAAGAAACTTTTCTGCTTTTTCTATTCCTTTTTTAAAGCGTCTTAAAAACGCTTTTTTTGTCGCCTTAAAGGTTTCTCTGATTATTTTGATAACACTTTCTTCTGCTTCTAAGGCAAATTCATTGCTTAACTTGTTCTTGAATAATTCAGCGATTGCTTTTGGGTCTCTCAAATCATCCTTGACCATTTCGCTTCTGGCCTCAACCACGTTCCGTTTCCAACAATCCCAGATAGTCGCATACAACTCAACACTCAGATGTTCATAGATGGGACTGTACCCTTTTTCAACTTCGATCAGATACTTAATTTCATCCGTGAGAACCGTGCTCATTTTGCCTCAACCCCCGGAGGATATCGGTTAGTGTATCCTTTAAATCATCTGCCTTATCCTTTTTTTCCAAACCCGTATTGAATCCCAACATGGCTATTGGAAGGTTTGCCCATTCTTCTTCGTATCTCTCTGTTTTGATTTCAGGAACCATTATATTTAAAACACTTTGTATTTGATTGACAGTCATCTGGCTCACAAAAGGTTGTAAAGACCCACTGATCTCTGTACGATCTTTTACATCATTGTCTTCAAATTCAAACCACCAACACTTAATATTCATTTCTTCAAGAATATAATCAATAACTTCTTCAATTTCCCTTCTTAAAGGTCTGAAAACACTTTGCTCAGTAACTCTTTCAGACTCTAAGGCAGTTGCCCGTGTATAATCGTCCGTTTCGCCCGTATATATGGGCGGCAGCTGGAAAGATGATCTGATTTTTTTCCGGTTTTGCTCATCGTATTCAACAAAGAGTGCATCTTGTTGCATCAGATGAGCTAACGGCTCAAACCTCACCTTAACCTGCTTCTTTTTTTCGTCGCTAATAACGGCTTCGTCTTCCTCGGGAGC